TGGTATCAGAGCTTGACAGAAGTATGCAAATGTCAGGCTAAAACCATTATCAAGTCGGAGCTCACTAGGTGAACTCTGGGTAGAAGGTGTGTTACTCCCAACAGATAGTTACACTCATTTGATGTCGGTACCAGAGGTGGTTCCACTGTTTTCTTCTATGGAAAGCTAGGGCTGGCCGTGTCAAAGAAACTCGCTTGAAGCTTCGCCAAAGGGTCATAGGCAGGAGGCCGTCAGAACCCAAGTAGGTTGCCAAAGGAGTTATTGGAGGTGTGTGTGCCAACACTAGCAAGTACTGCCAGAATCCATGAACCAGTCTAGCAAGAGTGGTCTTGGTCAATGAGTGCTAACCTAAGCAAACAACCTATCCAAGGTGAAGACGATTACGAGGAGTATATCACCAACTTCCAGAGGGATCCTCGAGCATCCCGGCTTGATTATCTTGATCTTGTTTATCCAAAAAGAACAGAGCTCTCAACAACAGCTTATACCATCCCGTGTTACCATCGCGAAGGAAGGCTAGATCATTCAGCTGGCCACAGCAAAACTGATCCAGCTCTCAACCTGCTCATCGATCTAGGCTTTGGCCTAAACGATAACGCAGCAGTCGCTTTTGATCGTGCACAACTATTCTCTCGTTATTCTCTCCAAAGGTTCAATACCTTAGAGGATAAGGTAGATATAGTCAGCCAGCAAGTAGAAGAGCTCAGAAAGGAGATCAAAGAACTGGTCACAGTAGCTCCATCTAAGGGAGAAATCCCGAAGAAAGGACAACGCCAACCAGAGAAGGAATCTCTTCGAGGCGTGGTTGATCAGTTAGAAAAACAGATCACCCAGCTTCAAGAAAGGCTTTCCCAAGTCTTGGAGAAAGAAAAGTCCCTTGATACGAACATCAAGGAGGTGAAGGAACTGGTGAGAGCGTCCATCTAGAACACTGGCGAAATCTATCCAGTCCACTTTGGACTCGGAAGAATACCAGCGAACTCTTGACGCAACCAAGGTTTACACAGAAAAGAACGTAGGCGTCGGCTTATCCCGACAGGACGTGGTCGTACAAAGCTCCCTAGAGAATTTCAAAGTTGTTATTGCCCAGAATAACTCTTTGATTCATCTAGTTACTACCTTAGCCAGGCGAGTCAACGATCAAAGGGATTGGATCACAACCCTTGAACAGAAGGTTGACAGGCTCACGCTCGCAGTTGAAAAAGGAAAAACCCCAGAAGTAGCTCTCCCAGACGACATTCTTGAAGGCCTTATTGATAGATTCTCAGGAATAGCTATCAAAGGAGGAAGCGGCCAAAAGAAGAAGATACAAACTTCGCAAAGTTACCACGTTAAGAAAGATCCCTACGAGATTCTCCGGGAAGAGCAGGCTAAGCTCAAGGAGAAGAAATGAATAGAAGCAGGACAGTCACGGTGACTGAGAGACCACCTGTGCGACAGACGGTCTCAGAACACAACACTGAGATTCCAACCGTGGAAGATCAGATCAGGGATTACCGAAGATCCCAAAGAAGATGGTACAACACAAGGAGAAGACTCAGAAATGCAGTCCGAAGTCTTACACCGGAAAGAGGAAGAAGCATGAGCAGATCCTCTAGCATGAATTCCACAACAACTAGAGGAAGTACCAGATGGACCCAGGGGTATAATGAAACCCTAGAAAGTGAGCTGAATCCAGATGCAGAATTGCAGATCAGCCAGAGGAGACGTGCCAGGATGATTCCTGCGGAAACACTCTATGGAGCGCTTAACAGCGAACCAGAACATAGAGTATACCAGCACTATTCGGAGCAAAGGGTCAGTCTCATAGATGACCAGCAGGATTTCAGGCTAATACAACCTGAAAGCTATCAAGCACTCGTAGACGAAGGGAGACAGCACATCCATGTTGGGATGATAATGGTCCGAGTATCATTATTACATCGGATTGATACGGGAATACAAGCCTGTATTATCCTTAGGGATACAAGGTTTGACGGCAACCGTGCCATAATTGGAGCAATGGAGTGCGATTTATCGGACGGAACAGCCATGGTGTATCTAACGCCAGATATGATGCTATCTATCCATGATTTCTATAATCATTTTCAGATTGCTATCATGACAAGAGGCTACAATAACCAGTGGGCAGGTGGTGAAAGTAATATGATCATCACAAGGTCACTCATAGCCAGGCTGACAAACAACAGTGTTACAGCCTTCAATTATAAAGTCCAGGGAGTTCTGGACTATCTAACCAGCAAAGGAGTAAAAGCCTTGCCAGGAGCACCGCATCCACAGAGTATGCTGGAAGGAAAAGAATGGAAGATAGGAGAAAGTAAGATCCCTAAACCAGCACAGATCCCTACCAGGCTCTATCAAAGGGAACGAACGGATGGCTCGACAGCCATTAAGTTTGCTGGATACACTGATAAAACAGCATCCACATCTAGGCCAGAGGATGAAACTGAGCAAGATTCAGATCTTGAAGCTCTAATGGCCATAGGAGACAACGATGACTGCCCTGAAGGGGAGACTATCGTTCGATTTGTGGAAAATATAGCCCCTACGAATCCGGATGGCATCATCATTGGTGAAGCACCAACTAATCTCAATCGGCAAGAGTGGTGGACTGATCCCCGATGGGATTCTCTGGACGAAAGCGGTAAAGAAGGAGGACCGCAGTACCTAGTCTCATACACAATACCAGATAGGTATTATGAGATTAGCCCGGATGACATTCAGCCAACTGGATGGGATGATGAGATTCCAGAAGCACCTCTGGACTACCCAGAGTATGTTCCTTCATCCCCAGTTTGGGATGACGAAACTGAGGCCGCCTACTACTATTCCAGCGGCAGCAGCAGTGATAGTCCTGATGAAGCTCAAGCAGATTTTCAAAATCCTTTCGCTTCCTTTTTGGGGGGGGAAGGAGATGTCCAAAACGAAATAGCTATGACAGCAGTCGGAGATATGGACTATCCAGCGCTTCAATCCATGATCAAAGGATTGGAGAAAACAACAATAGCAGAACCATCAAAAGATAAAAACACGACCCTCATGGCAGAAAGTACAGGGTCAGGAGGAGGTGGTAATGGATGGGGAAGAATGGAAATCCAGGTGAATCGACCACCAGGATACGCCCCAGCAACATCCACGGATCTAGGCTACCCTACACCCACATGGGAAACAGGAGGAAGTTCCAGGCAACCAAGGCCAATACAGATGTACAGGCCTCCACAGCCATGGTACCTACCAGGAGCCCAGATTGACAACGGAGTAATCCTGGTCTTACCACAAGACATAGGACAATACAGTGCAGCAGTTGAAAGGTGGATGACAATCACCTTAAATGTGGTTAACTCCAGGCAGTTTGATAGCAACCAAGATAAAGTAAATTTCATCGAAAATTTACTAGGGGAAGATGAGAAGAAGATCTGGATATCTTGGAGAATGGCGTATGAAGCTCAGTATCATCAGATCATTGCCAATGCTGGAGAAACACAGAGTATCCTCTCTTCTATCAGGGGAATCCTCATTGGAACAGATCCATATACAGGGTCTGTGGAGGAACAGAATCAAGCCTACAGAGATATTGAAAGGCTATCATGTGAAAAGATGGGAGATGTCTTGCAATACATGAATGCCTACAAGCACCTTGCTCCCAAAACTGGAAGGATGTGGCTTAGCAGTGAGCTATCTGAGAAATTTTTCAGAAAACTCCCGCCAGCTATAGGAGAAGAAATTGCTGGAGCCTTCCTAGCAAAATATGGAGATGTAGGAACAAATGTGATGCTTCGCATTATGTTCACCTACCAGTACCTACTAGAGCAGTGCAAGAGGGCAGCAGTTCAGAAAAGCATGAAGGATCTCTCGTTCTGTAAGGAGATGCCTTTACCAGGATTTTATCGATCCAAGAAGTATGGGTTAAGGAAGGCAAAAACCTATAATGGAAAACCACACAAGACGCATGTTCGAGTCATTCGTGATAAGGACAAACGGCGAGAAGGAACAAAATGCAAGTGCTATCTATGTGGAGAAGAAGGGCACTATGCGCGGGAATGTAAGAAAGAGAAGAGGAACATTAACCGCTCCTACATTGTGGATAATACGCTCCTAGCAGATGGCTGGGATGTTGTTTCGGTTGATCCAGGAGAAGAAGATTCTGATGGGATCCAGAGTGTTAGTGAAACGGAGGCAGTCGATTCAACGGACTCAGTGGCCATATTTAGAGAAATGGGGCCATACAAACAGGAGTCACTAATCAACAATGCTTTTGTTCTAATTTTTGGGCCAGTTCCAGAAGCCAACCTGACATGGATGCCCCAGTATCCCTTAAACTCTCAGCAAGGGTGCTGCAATCACAAGTGGGAAGAACACACGGAGCTAGCTCTTGGAGGAAGGCAGTGCTCACACTGTGGAAGGCACACAGATTGTCAGAAGAGAGCACACTGCCCAGACTGCAAGATAACGGCATGTCTCTTCTGTGCAAAAATGAAGCATGGAATAGAGATAAAAGATGAGGAGAAACCAGAAAGGCTCTTTGAAGGAACAAAAAGCCTGATGGATAGCCTGTACCAACATAACCGCTATTTGCTTGATGAAAATGGAAGGCTTAAAGAGGAAAACAAGGAGCTCAGGGAAGCAAACAGGGCACTTAGAAATCCAGCATTACAGAAGATACTGGAAAAACCGCCTATCATAGAAGAACCTCAGGGTGAAGAGGAGCTTGGGCAGAAGTTGTGGGGAGATCTCCTCACTTTAAGCAGCCCAGCCACAACTCCTAGATCTAGAAAGGGAAAAGAGAAGAAGGCTGAAGAAGGATACCTTACAGATTGCACAGAAGAAGAGGCAGGGGTATTCTATGAAGCCTATACATATGAGGAAGCGGATCATACGACCGCTACAAATGAAGAAGCAGCTAACCAGGCCTATGGGAAAGTCGCGTTAAACAGGCTCTACAACATGGTGGTAGAATTTGAAATTCCGCGGGAGGAAGGACCCCCTTTAAAATTCAAATTAAGGGCGGTACTAGATACCGGCGCAACAAGCTGCTGTGCAAAACTATCAGCCTTACCAGAAGAAGCAATTACTGACTCAGCCATGGTTAGTAATTTCAATGGAATCAACTCCAGTCAAGTGGCAAGGAAGAGAATGAAGCCAGGAAAAATGATCATTGAAGGTCATAGCTTCAAAACACCATTCATATGGGCAATTCAAATGACTACGTTCGGAGTCGACATGCTCATAGGGTGTAATTTCTTGAGAGCCATGGAAGGAGGATTGCGAATAGAAGGAATGGAGGTCACGTTCTACAAGAATGTGACAACCATAAAAACAACCATGGAACCAGAGAAGATCCTAGCAGTTGAGGAAGAGGAAACGCTGGAATTCCTAGAACTTGAAGAACAAGCATTCCATATTGCAACAGGAAGTCCTGAAGAAAGGCAAAGGTTCCAAGAGAAATGCAGGCCTCTAATGGAAGAATTAAAGGCACAAGGGTTCATTGGTGAAAAACCATTACAACATTGGTCACTCAACAGGATTCAATGTAAGCTGGATATCATCAATCCACACCTTACTATTGAATGTAGACCACTGAAGCATGTAACACCAGCAATGAAGGATCAGTTCAAGAGACACACTGACCAGCTGCTCAAGCTCGGGGTTATCAGACCAAGCTCAAGCAGGCATAGAACAATGGCGATCATAGTTCAGTCAGGAACCAGTATAGATCCTAAAACAGGCAAAGAAGTTCGAGGAAAAGAAAGAATGGTCCTCGATTATCGCAGTCTGAACCAGAACACTCACAAGGATCAATACAGCCTACCAGGAATCAACACTATTGTCCAGCGCATAGGTAATGCAAAGGTATTCTCAAAATTCGATCTTAAGAGTGGCTTTCATCAAGTCACCATGGATGAAGAATCAATACCATGGACAGCATTCCTCACACCAGATGGGTTGTACGAATGGCTAGTTATGCCATTTGGTCTTAAAAATGCCCCAGCAGTATTCCAGAGAAAAATGGATAATTGCTTTAAAGGTACGGAAGAATTCATAGCTGTATACATCGATGATATTTTGGTCTTCTCCGAAAATCATAAACAGCATGAAGGGCATTTACGGAAGATGTTGGAGATAGTCCGCCAGAATGGACTAGTCTTATCACCCACTAAAATGAAGATAGCATGCTCAGAAATTGATTTTCTTGGAGCAACTATTGGCAACAGCAGAATTCAGTTGCAACCCCACATCGTGCAGAAGATAGCAGACAAACCTGAAAAAGAAATTATGACTACGACCGGTCTCCGATCATGGTTAGGAATCATCAATTATGCTCGCAACTACCTGCCAAAGTGTGGTACATTGCTTGGACCACTTTATAACAAAGTTGGTGCACATGGGGATAAAAGGTGGAAAGAAAGTGACTTTCAGTTGGTAAGACAGATTAAAGAAATGGTGCAGAGATTGCCAGCTCTAAAGTTGCCGCCGCCCGGGGCCTACATGGTCATTGAAACAGATGGATGCATGGAAGGATGGGGAGGCATATGCAAGTGGAAGAAATCAAAAGGTGACTCTAGAGGAGATGAGCACGTATGCGCTTACGTCAGCGGTAAATTTACAGTTCCAAAATCTACCATAGATGCGGAAATATTTGCCGTAATGGAAACGCTTAATTCCTTAAAAATTTATTATCTGGATAAAAAGGAAGTCACAATCAGGACTGATTGTCAGGCCATAATCGCTTTTTACAACAAGCAGGCCCAACACAAACCATCAAGGGTGCGATGGTTAAATTTCTGTGACTATATAACAGGGACAGGGGTTGTGTTTATCTTCGAACACATTAAGGGCACAGAAAATTCATTAGCAGATCAGCTCTCAAGATTAGCCACTAATACAGTTGGTTTTAGTCAATGTCCGGGTTTCCAGGAAACAACAGCAGAAGGATTGCTGCTTATCGACACGGCATTCAGAGAGCTACGCCAGAAAGAAGGCAGACAATGGAGGAAGCATCTCCATCACCCCCAAGAAGAACAACACCTCAGCCAAGGCAGTACCACATACCACCCCCACAGAGGATCACAATCCGGGAAGATCTCTCCGCAAGGTCAGCAATGGATGAAGCTGGTGAGCCAATTCAGCTCAGAAATGGAAGGGAAATATGGCCCGATGCTACTGCAAGGGCATACATCCCAGGGCTCACGCTCCCATGTAACGGACGACAAGAAGAGGAAGGACGAAGGATGGCGCATGCCATCAAAAATACCCTAATAGAAAGGGTAGGAACGGACCTGGCATCATTACGCATGATACTGGAACGGGAAAGAGCCTACACCAGGGGTAACTCCACCCGTGATAATTACTATAATGATCACGCCCAGGCCTTTGAGCTTCGTCAGGATGACGTGGAAGCCATGATTGAGCACTACGTCTCTCTCATGCATTGGAATCATGACATCTGATTCCACCAACTATCCTAGTGTGTATTTTACTTTATGCTTTTATCATTCGGTTGGTACACCCACCGAAAGTTTGTTGTCTTTATTCATGTCCTCATTCCAAAAGGACATATGCTTTAGTTTGAGTGGTGTGAAAGGAAGATAAGGATGCATTATTGATAGGCAATGGGGCCCAATGCGCACCCGCATCAATAATTCATAACCTTTGAAACCTCTATATAAGGAGTGTAAGAAGGAGTAGCTAAGCATCCGGAACACCCGAATAGCTTACTTCTCTTAAGTATTGTAATAGTTTGGTGTGTTTTGGCAATAATATTTCCGCAGTTTCTCTTTAAACACTCTGATTTTCTTATGTTTCATTGATTGAATCTTATACTTCATCAGTCAGTGAAAAATAGATCCTTGTATGGGCCTATTTT